GCCTCCCTTTTCTCTCCCCACGCTTCTATAGGGCCGCCGGAGGTGCTGACGGTGCCTGATGAGTCCCTTGTGGCAGTTGTCCGGTCTGGAGACCGGCGGCTCTCGCTCGAGTCCATGCGCGACCAGCTCGCCGAGCGGCTCGAAGGAGCTGAAGGCCGTGACGCGGCGGTGCTCTCGAAGGAACTTCGCGAGGTCATGAAAGAACTCGAGCAGATCCCGACAGGCAAGGAGGTCTCGACCTCTGATGACCTCGCTGAACGAAGGGCGGCTCGGATCGCAAAGGCCGCTGCTGAGGAGCGTGCCGCCGCGGGCGAGTAGCGCCGGCATCGAAGCTGTCGAACAAGCTGAAGCTGCCGGGCTGCATCTGGACCCGTGGCAGAAGCTCGGCGTCGAAGACGTCCTCGGCGAGAACGCTGATGGGACATGGGCGGCGACCGAGACTGGTGTGATCGTGCCGCGGCAGAACGGCAAGGGCGGCATCATCGAGGCCACCGAGCTTTTCGGCCTGTTTATCGGCGGCGAGCAGCTGATTCTCCACAGTGCGCACGAGTTCAAGACCGCTCAGGAGGCTTTCCAGCGGGTTCTAGCGTTGGTCACGAACACTGATGACCTTCGCAAGAAGGTCCACAAGGTCACGAACGCGCACGGCGAAGAGGGCATCCAGCTCCGGTCGGGGCAGCGGCTCCGGTTCGTTGCCCGATCCTCGGGCTCTGGCCGCGGGTTCACGGCGGACCGGATCATCCTCGACGAGGCGTACGCGTTGACTTCGGCGCAGATGGCCGCGTTGATGCCGACGCTCTCGGCGCGCCCGAACACGCAGATCAACTACTACTCGACGCCCCCCGCTGACGAGGCGGCGTTCCTGTGTGGCCTTCGGGCCCGCGGGAAAGCAGGCGACCCGGGCTTGGCGTATCTCGACTGGGGCGCTGAGCTGAACATGCTTTCGCCGACCCTCGCAGACCAGATCGCCGACAGCGACTTGTGGTACGAGACCAACCCTGCTTTGGGGATTCGGATCTCGGAGACGGCCATCCGCCGGGAGCTCTCGGCGCTGCCGCCGGAAGAGTTCGCTCGAGAACGTCTCGGTGTCTGGCCGGCGTCGTCCGCCGGTTCGGTGATCGACCCGGAGCAGTGGGGCCGCCTCGCGGACCTCGACTCCGGGATCGACGGGGCGATGGCCCTGGCGGTGGATATCACCCCCTCGCGTGACTACTCGTGCATTGCTGCGTACGGACTCCGCTCAGACGGGGTGGGGCACCTGGAGATCATCGAGCACCTGCCCGGCACGGACTGGGTGATCCGGCGCCTGAACGCGTTGCGGGATCGGTGGAAGCCGGTGGCGATCGGGATCGACTCGAAGGGCCCCGCGGGGTCGCTGTTGACGGAACTGGAAAAGCAGGGTTATGCGAAGCCGATCGATGCTGAGGACCCGGCGTTCGGTGACTTGTTGATCCCGACAGCCGCGGAAGTGGCGGCATCGTGCGGGCAGCTCCTGGATGCGGTCACGCAGGGAACGATGCGGCACATCGATCAGACCCGGTTGAACACTGCGGTCATCGGAGCGAAAACGCGCCCCCTGGGCGAGGCGTGGGGCTGGGGCCGGAAGGTCTCCGGCACCGACATCTCGCCGCTGGTGGCGGGGACGTTGGCGAAGTACGCGTGGGAGTCCCGGGCGCACCTCGTCGCAGACAGGGATTACGAACTCATGGATTCGATCGGCTTCTAGGGGGTGACCATGCAACCGTTCAGACGGCTCAGCAGGTACGCGAAGCGGATGCTGGGTGTCGCCCACAGGGCGATCACGTCGCTGCCGTGGAGTCATGGCGGGGATTCACTGTCGGCCGCGAGCTCCGCTGCGGCGCTGAGCCTGATCCCCTATTTCGCGTGTGTCCGGATCCTGTCGGAGCAGATTTCGTCGCTGCCGCTGCATGTCTACCGGGAGAACGGCGAGACCCCGGTCCGGGTCAGGCGGAGTTTGTTCTCCCGGCCGGCCGCGGTGGGGACCACGGACCGGTGGGTGAAGCAGTGCGTTACCTCGCTGGCGACGCGCGGCAACGCCTACGGGCTGATTGTCGCCCGTGACGGTTTCGGGTTCGCGACTCAGGTGGAGTGGTTGCACCCCGATGAGGTGCATGTCGACGAGTCGATGCCGACGCTCCCGCGCTACTACTGGCGGGGCCAGGAGGTTCCGCGAGAGAACATGCATCACATCGCGTGGTTCCTTGAGCCGGGGAAGGTGAAGGGTCTCAGCCCGGTCGCGGCGTTCGCGCGGTCGATCGGGATCGGCTTGGAGGCCACGAACTATGGCGCGACCTGGTTCGAGCATGGCGGTACGCCCCCGGGGACGTTCCAGAACAAGCAGCGGACACTCACCACCGATCAGGCGGAAGCGGTCTCGCAGCGCCTGGACGCGGCAATCAAGCGCCGCAAGCCGCTCGTGTACGGCGCCGACTGGGACTACCAGGCCATGCAGGTCTCTCCCGAAGAATCGCAGTTCATTCAGACGATGAAGCTGAACGCGTCGATGATGGCGCACATCTTCGGGATCCCGCCTGAGATGGTCGGCGGCGAATCCGGCGGGTCCTTGACCTACGACAACCCGATCATGGACGGCCTGTCGCTGTACAAGATGACGATCCGGCCGTGGCTGGAACTGCTCGAGGACAACTTCGACCTGCTCCTCCCGGAACGGCAGTACGTCGAGTTCAACCCCGACGCGCTGCTGCGCGGTGACACGAAGACCCGGTATGAGGCGCACGCGATCGCACTCAGCGCCCGGTTCATGACCATCAACGAAGTCCGCAAGATCGAGAAGCTTCCGCCCTTGGAGGGCGGTGACGCTCTGCAGCCGGTGCCTGCGCCGGTCCGTGAGGACCGGTACACCCTGCCGCCTGCACCCATGAGTCCACCCGTGCACCTGCTCGGGCATCAAATAGGAGGACAGCCGTGACCGACGTCGAACGGCGATACACGTCCGTGCCCGTGGAGGCACGCGCGAACGCTGAGAAGCGGAAGATCGCCGGGTACGCGGCGATGTTCAACAAGGAGTCGTCCAACTTGGGCGGCTTCGTGGAATGGATCGACCCCGCCGCTTTCAACAAGTCCCGCGGCGACGGCTGGCCTGGCGTGATGGCCCGCTACAACCACGACGACAACCAGCTCCTCGGAACGACTGAGGGCCGGACCTTGTCGCTGGCGATCGACGGGACCGGCCTCTGGTATGAGGTCGACCCGCCGAAGTCCCGCTCGGACATTCTCGAGCTCGTCGAGCGCGGCGACGTCCGCAAGTCCTCGTTCGCTTTCCGCACGATGGAAGACGACTGGGACACGAGCGAGCAGAACTTCCCGCGCCGCCGCCTCCTGTCCGTGCAGCTCGTTGACGTGGCTCCGGTGAACACTCCGGCGTACCCGGACACGTCTTCGGCGCTTCGTTCGCTCGCGGAGCACACGAACGCCGACATCGAAGACATCCGTGAACTGTCGGAGCAGAACGAGCTGCGGAAGCTGTTCGTGCGCACCGATGGTCCCGCGATTCCGAAGAAGCCCGCGAAGAAGATGCTCGGCGCCGCCGCCGCGGTGGAGCTCCTTGCTCGCCGCCAGGCACCCGGCATCTGATCTTCAACTCGTCTCGACGTGGCAGGCCGCAAGCCACCACAACGAGACGTTGTCAGTATTCCGCTAGCAGGGCAGGCCGACAGCCACCCTGCGCGACACCAACCTTGGCCCCAGGTAGGGGCTTTCGTCATATTCGGGGCAGGGCGCAACCCACCTCGGCGACATGAACCAACGTCACCCGAGGAAGGGTAAATCGATGAGCGAAATGCTCGAAAAGCTGAACACGCGCCGCAACAACGTCTGGGAGCAGATGAAGGGGCTCGCCGACGCCGCCGCGAACGAGAACCGTTCGTTCTCTGCCGAGGAGCAGGGCTCCTGGGACGTCATGAACGAAGAGCTGGACAAGCTCGACGCGCGCATGAAGTCCGCGATGGAGACCGAGAAGCGCGCCCAGGATGCCGAGAAGATGTTCGAGGGCCTCCGCGGCAAGCCCGAGGGCAACGGCCCCGAGGACGAGCAGCGTGGCCAGACCAGCGAAGAGCTTCGCAAGTTCTTCCTCGGCGAAGGCCCCCGCGCCTACGACCTGAAGCCGTCCAAGGTCAACTTCCGTGACCTGTCGAAGCTCACGGCCGGCGCCGGTGGCAACACCGTCCCGACCGACTTCTACGGTCGCCTCGTCGCGCACCTGATCGAGACCTCCGCGGTCCTCCAGTCGGGTGCGACGATCCTCAACACCGCTGGCGGCGAGGTCATCCAGGTCCCCAAGACCACGGCGCACTCGTCCGCTTCGATCGTCACCGAGACCGCCGCGATCGGCGAATCCGATCCCGCGTTCGGCCAGGTTTCGCTCGGCGCGTTCAAGTACGGCACGATGATCCAGGTGTCCCGCGAGCTCCTGACCGACACCGGTGTGGACCTCGAGGGCTACCTGGCGATGCAGGCCGGCCGCGCGCTCGGCAACGCGTTCGGCGCTCACGCGATCACCGGCGACGGATCCTCGAAGCCCCGCGGTGTCGTCACCGACGCGACCGTCGGCAAGACCGGTCTCACCGGTGACAGCGGCGGCTTCGGCGACCAGAGCGTGGCCGGTGAAGGTGCCGACCAGCTCATCGACCTGTTCCACTCGGTCATCGCTCCCTACCGCATGTCGCAGGCGTGCCGGTGGATGATGAACGACACCACGGCCGGCGTGATCCGCAAGCTGAAGTCCACGGACGGCCAGTACATCTGGCAGCCGAGCATGATCGCGGGCCAGCCGGACACGATCCTCGGCAAGCCGGTCCTGACGGACCCGAACGTCGCTTCCGTTGGACTGTCGGCGAAGTCCGTCATCTTCGGTGACTTCTCACAGTACTTCGTGCGTCTCGCCGGCGGCATCCGATTCGAACGGTCGGACGAGTTCGCGTTCGGCAACGACCTGGTCACGTTCCGGGCGCTCATGCGCGCCGACGCCGCCCTGGTCGACCTCACCGGGGCGATCAAGGTGTTCCAGGGCGGGGCTTCCTAATGTCCACCTACGACGACATCGTGGCGAAGAAGTCGCTGTCGCCGGTGGCCCGGACTGACGGCACTGCGAACGGCACGGCCGTGGACCGTGTGGTCTCCGGCGGCACCCAGGACGCGGTGCTGATCGTGAACACCGGAACCATCACCGACGGGTCGCATGCGATCACCGTGCAGGAATCCGCGGACGGGTCGACCGGCTGGGCGGATGTCGCCGCGGCCAACATCCAGGGAAGTCTGCCGACCGTGGTCGCCGCGAACGACGACACCGTGTTCGAGGTGGGGCTCCGTCCCACGCAGCGTTACCTGCGTGCGGTGGCGACCTCGACCGGTTCCACTACCGGTGGCGTCTTCGGGTGTGTGTTCATCCTCGGCCTCTC